CCCCAAATCGCACTAATCAATAGTGTTAATGATCCACAGTATAGGTTTATCTGTGCTGCACTTGCCAGACGATTGGGCAAAACATACATAGCCAATGTTATAGGTCAGCTGGTTACACTAGTACCCAACAGTAATGTACTTATCATTAGCCCTAACTATAATTTGAGTGCAATCAGTTTTGAGCTGCAGCGTAGGTTAATCAAGCATTTTGACCTGGAAGTAACCCGTGATAACCTCAAGGACAAGATTATTGAGCTCAGCAATGGATCAACTATCAGAATGGGATCTATTAGCACAGTGGATTCAACAGTTGGTCGTAGTTATGACCTTATAATATTCGACGAGGCTGCACTTAGTGAGCATGGCGAGGACGCATTTAACATTGCCTTACGCCCTACACTAGACAAACCATCGGCAAAAGCCATATTTATTAGCACACCACGTGGTAAAAACAACTGGTTTTCAAAGTTCTGGTCGCGTGGATTTGACCCTAACTTTCCAGAGTGGGTTAGTTTGCAGGCAGATTATTCGGAGAATAGCCGCATGGCACAGTCGGATGTTGATGAAGCACGTAGATCCATGTCGAAGTCGGAGTTTGAGCAGGAATATATGGCAAGTTTTACTAGTTACTTAGGCCAAATTTATGAAGGGTTTAAGCCTGAGTATATCCTAGACCAACTACCAGACCTGCGCGGTGAAGCTATTGCTGGTGTAGATGTAGGATACAAGGATGCCACTGCCTGGGTTAACATAATATACGACTATAATACCGACTGTTTTTATGCTGTAGAAGATTATTTGGAGCCAGAGCGTACTACTAGAGAACATGCCGAACATTTTCATAGAATGATAGATAGTTGGAGTATACAAACTGTATTTATTGATAGTGCAGCAGCACAATTTGCTGCTGACCTAGCTTACAACTACGATATTGCTACTACTAAAGCTAAAAAAGACGTACTTGCAGGCATTGCATACGTGCAAACACTAGTCCAGCAAGGCAGATTTAGGGTACACAGAAATTGTCACCACGTTATAGCTATGCTAGATGCTTATCAGTGGGATAACCGCGAAAATTTAGCGCGTGAACGTCCTAAACACAACGAGTACAGTCACATGGCTGATGCTGTTCGTTATGCACTATACAGTTATGTAGTATAGGGTACTTTCCAGCCTTTGTATTGTTTTTTATGTCCACGCAATACTTCGCCTAATGAGCCGTGGTTTAAATTATGCTCTCTACAAAAACCCCTAAGACTGGGCTTAATGTCATAAATAATATTATCAGGACTTATTATTTGAGGATAACCTGTAGTTTTAATATTTTTCGCAACCTTTCTCTTAGTACCCTTTAACTCTAAAAGTAATTTATATTCTGCTGGATACAAATTTTTTAACCAACTATGTGATGCGCCACTAGAAACATCTGCTAATGCTCCGCGGCTAATACCTGTTATTTCTATAATTTCTCTATGAGTTAATTTATTATCTACAAGATAGTGAAAAACTTCTATAATTAAGTCATTACTATATTTTGCGTTGCCGGCATTTTCACCATATAAATCCTGTCTATTTGTAAAACTTTTAAAAGCATTAAACCCATTATTTACAGAATCATATATTGCAATAGCTTCTTCTTCTATAGAATCTAATTCATCAACAGTACATTCAACCAAAATTTCTAAGTTTGGCATACCAAATTCATTGTAAGCTTGCTGTAATTTTTTTCTGCTTTTTTGATTTTTTAGCGAAGTTTTATGGCTAATATATCTGCGCTCAATATCTATAGATTGCCCTATGTATACTTTATTAGTTCCACAAAAATTTAATTTATAAATGCCAACTGTCATTGTACTAGTCCTCTAAAAAGTTTATATAATCCATTTTACAGGAATGATTAAAAATTTTCAAGTAGTAAATTTTATTAGTAGCAAAGTAAAATTTACTACTTGACATTTTTGTATCTTTTAAGTTATAATAGCTAAAATCGTGGAATAATATTTTATGGCAGTAAATACTAATAAACGTATACCAATAAAGCATATACGAGACAAAGCTAAAAGCGCATATGAAAAGCAATCTCACTGCTATATTTGTGAAAGCCAAAAAGAACTTGAATTACATCATCTACACAGCCTTACATATTTATTAGAAGCGTGGGTAAATAAAAAAGGTTATGATATTAGTACTGATGAAAAAGTTCTAGCAATTCGTGATGAGTTTATTGCAGAGCACCGTGTGGAAATATATGATCTAGTTTTTACCTTGTGTAACAAACATCATGTACAACTGCATGGAATTTATGGTAAATCACCAATACCTAGCTCTGTACCTAAACAACAGCAATGGATAGAATTGCAGCGTAATAAATATTTAAGTGGTCAGCAAGATTTTCGTGGTAGTAGCTATGGCTCCTATTTTGCACAGTTCACAGGGGACTTAGATGGTACTAGAAAGATTACGTGAGTGGGTAGTTGAAAAACTAAATCCTGCTCAAATACGCATTAGTGAAGGGGAGGGTAGTAGTGTAGGTAGTACACAGCCTATAAGCTATAGATTCTACTTTCGTGATATAGACTGTGTAAACACTAGTGTTAACAAGGTAGTTGCCGCTTGCGCTAGCCTTGATTACGATATAAAAGACAAACAACATGAAGGTGTAATAGCTGGATTACGTCAAAAGACCCTAAACACACTACTTAACTTTAGACCAAATCCCTATCAGAGTGCACAGGAGTTTCGCCGCAGTTTATTCACAGATTTCTTATTAGACGGCAATGCCTTTGTGCATTTTGATGGTACATTTATGTATCACCTGCCAGCAGAAAATGTGGAAATATTAACTGACAGCAAAACGTTTATTAGTGGCTATAAGTATAATGGCGAAATTTTGTTCCGCGAGAGTGAAGTATTCTACTTTCGTGATGTAAATTCGGAGAGTATCTATCGCGGGCAGAGCAGGTTATCGGCTGCGCGTCAAAGTATAGATACACTATGGAACATGCACGAGTTTCAGCAAAACTTCTTTAAAAATGGTGCTATATTTGGCATGGCACTAACCACAGAAAATACACTGTCACAAGCTGCTAAAGAAAAAACCTATCAGTACTGGGCACAGCGATATAATCCGCGCAGTGGTGGACGTCGCCCAATTATTCTAGATAGTGGATTGAAGCCTGTTAAATTGCAGGACAATGACTTTCAAGACCTAGACTTTGATAAAGCTATTGCACGCCACAGCGAGCGCGTAATGACAACCATAGGTGTACCGCCTATATTATTGCAGGGTGGTAACAATGCTAACATTGCCCCTAATCTTAAACTATTTTACCTGGAAACTGTACTGCCAATCGTTAGGTTATATGTTTCCGCAGTGGAAAGATATTTTGGATATGACGTGGCAGAAGTAACCAATAATGTTAGTGCACTACAGCCAGAATTAAAAGACGTAGCAGCTTATCATAGCACACTAGTTAATGGCGGCGTTATAACTCCTAACGAAGCCCGTATAGAATTACGGTATCCAACCATAGCTGGAAATGATACCCTAAGAATACCTGCTAACATTGCAGGTTCAGCAGCCAATCCATCAGAGGGTGGTAGGCCTAGCAACTAAGAGGAGTAAGATGGATATAAAAAACAAAGTACTCTATTTTGACAGCAAGTTTACTGCCAAGGCTGCCGGCGAGGACGATGACAGTATCATGATTGAAGGTTATGCTTCTACTAATGATCGGGATCGTCAAGGCGATGTAGTGCCAGCAGGAGTTTGGAAGTCAGGTATGGTAAACTACCTGAAGAATCCAATCATCTTAGCATATCATAATCACACAATGCCAATTGGCAAAATGGTTGATTATAAAGCTGATGAGCATGGACTGTGGATTAAAGCACAGATTCCCAGTGAAGTTGGCGATATTTACAAGTTGATCAAAAAGGGTATATTAAGCGCATTTAGTATTGGGTTTAGGGTCAAAGATGCTGAGTATGAGCAGGCCAGTGAAACCTTTATGATTAAAGATCTAGAACTACACGAAATCAGTGTAGTTAGTGTACCTGCAAATCAAAACACACTATTTAGTTTAGCCAAGGCATTTGATAGTGCCCAAGAGTTCGAGTTATTTAAACAGCAATTTGCCGATGTTAGCGAATCAGCTAAAGGGCTAGAGTCCTCTACAAACGCAAATAGCGAAACCAAAAAGGAATGGAACATGGATCCAAAAGAGTTAGAAAAATTATTGGCCGACGCTGCTGCTAAGGCTGCTG